AGTAGTAGGTACATCAAAATTTAACTCAGATGTTATTATAGGAGGTAACTTACAACATTCAGGTAGTACTTCGTTTAAAACATCAGGAAAAGGTATAGTATGGTCAATGAACACAGACGGTGCTTCTATTAAGTTCTACAATACAGGAGATGGAGATACAGATTCTAGATTAGAGTTTAATACTAGAGATAATAATAACGAATACTTTAAATGGACTCATACAACTGCAGGAGGCACATATGAGTCAATGAGATTAGATCCAATCAATTCTGGAAGTCAAGGTAAATTAACTGTTAATGGAGAAATTTACAGTGATGGATTAATAGTTGGAAATAGACATTCATATACACTAACTCACGGATCTGGTTCTTCTATTTTAGGAGGACAATGTCAAACTCAAACAGGTCTTATGAGTGCTATAGTTGCAGGATTATGTAATGATAATGGTTCGACATATGGAATGATAGGAGCAGGATATAGAAACTGTAACGTAGGAAACTCAGCTATTATAGGAGCAGGTAATAACAATTGTACAACTCATGCAAATTCCGCAATTGTCGCAGGTGCATCTAATTCTATGCAACAAACTGGATGCAACGGAATGATTGGTTCAGGAGAATCGAACTTAATTAACTACAGCTGTTTTTCATTCATTGGCGCTGGAAGTAACAACCGCATCGACGGTGCATCTCAATCAGGAGCAGCTATTGTAGGAGGTCTTAATAATACAATTGAATCTTTAAACTCATGCATCTGCAACGCTCAATTTATAGGTGGTGGAGATTCTAATAAAACTGCCGCTCAATTTGCTACGATAGCTGGAGGACAGGGAAACATTGTTGAACATGCATACGGTGTAATCGCAGGAGGTAAAATAAACTGCGTTAGAGGTAATGTAAGTACAGTCGTAGGTGGACAATGCAACACTATTTGTAGTACTTACGGTATAATCGGAGGAGGTTTTTGCAATAGGATAGAAACAAATAGTGCTTATAGCACAATTGCAGGAGGTAGTTGTAACCAGTTGACAGCAGGACAATTCTCTTCTATAGGAGGTGGAATTCAAAATACTATTTCACAGTGTTTAGGAACTATTGCCGGTGGTCGACTTAATAGAATAGAAGGTTCTGAGCACGGTACAATTGGAGGAGGATATGGAAACTGTTCGCAACTATTTGGACATTATAGTACTATTGGAGGAGGTATTAACAATATAGCAGCTTGCTACGCTTTCGTAGGTGGTGGATCTGCTAACTGCGCACTATGTCAAAACACTGTAATTGCCGGAGGTAGTACTAACAAAGTAAGTGCTGCATTTGGAGGTATACTTGGAGGTCTAAACAATGAAGTAACATCAACAGCTTGTAATTCATTTATCATTGGATCTCATTTAACTGTGAATACACCAGATACCACTGCAGTAAACAACTTATTAATATCAGGAAGCTCAGTAGATGCTACAGGTCTTTTAACATTAGAAATTCTCGATGCTACACCAACTAACCTAGCACAAGGTTCAATATTTCATTCAGGATCAGCAGGAGCAGGATGTTTATATTTCAGCCCAGACGGTTCTTCAATATGTAAAATAGCATTTGTCTAGTAATAGTAAAATGGTAACTAAACCTTCTTGGTGGTATGATGGGAAAATCGTAACAGATATTTCCGACATGCCTGATGGCACTTACGGATTTATTTACCAAACTACTCACACCCCAACAGGTAGAAAGTATATTGGTAAAAAAGTACTCTTCTTTGAACGCAATGTTAAGATTGGAAAAAAAGAATCCTTATTATTAAAAGAAGAAAGAAAAGCAAAAGGAATTGGAGGAAGAGTACCAATGAAGAAAAAGGTTGTTAAAGAATCTGATTGGAAAGAATATTACGGTTCTCATAAAGAGATATTAGATATAATTAAATCTGGCGGCCAGTTTGAATTTTCAAGAAAAATACTTAGCTTCGTACCTAATAAGAAGTTATTAACGTATTATGAATGTAAGTACCTATTTATAAACGAAGTATTAGAAGATAGAAACAACTTTATAAACGATAATATTTTAGGTAAGTTTTATAAAAAAGATTTTGTAAATGATAAAAATTAAAGATTTAGTAGGATTACCATCTCTACAGTACCATGTAGATAACAATCTCTCTTTGTATGAGAATGTCTACCGTTACTCTAGTGATAACTTTATACAATTATTTGCTGAAGCGAGAGACGCTTGGAGAGACGGTCTTATAGAACTAAACGAAGAAGATGCTCAATTACTAGAATCCACCGATATAGGAGAGTACGGAATGTATGAAGGAGAAAAAGTACCTTTAGATCTTCCTATGGTATATGAAGAAGAATATTACGTAACTGTTAACCGTGGACCTAGAACTGGTAAATCATTAGTAAGATCAGCTGAATCTGATTATGAAGAACCGAGAGTATTTTCAAAAGAAGAAGCTGAAGAATATATTAAACAAGTTAAAAATTCAGGAGCTACACCTGGAAGTATAGCCTCATATTGGGTATCTGACAGAGATATGAATAAAATTGATGAAGCAGAATATAAAGGTAAAGATGTAGCGTTAAATAAACCTAAAAGAGGTGGACCTAAAAAGTTTTACGTTTATGTTAAAAATCCAAAAACTGGTAATGTAAAAAAAGTAAACTTTGGAGATAGCGGTAATTTATCAGTTAAAATCAAAGAACCAGGAGCTAGAGCTTCTTTCGCAGCTAGACATAAATGTTCTACTAAGAAAGATAAAACTAAACCAGGATACTGGTCTTGTAATATAGGGCGCTATTGGAAGTCTTTAGGAGGTTCAAGAAACTTTTCAGGATACTGGTAGAATGAGACCTTACACAGAAGAAAAAAAAGATGGTTATTTAATTAGGGAGTTTACCCAAGATACTCCTGAAGATGAATTCGTTTGGCATAGGGATAGAGAAGATAGATGGATTCAAGCAATTAGTACTACAAACTGGAAATTTCAATTAGATAATCAACTTCCTGTGGATTTACATGATAGTAAGCTATTTATATCCAAAGGAACATATCACCGATTAATAAAAGGAGAAGGTGATTTAGTCGTAAAAATATGGCAAGAGTAATAGGTGTAGGAAACTACAAAGGTAATACAAAAAAGAAGAGACCTGGAGTTCATGCAAAAACAAAGAACTCTAGTTCCAAAGGAGCAAAACATTACGTTAAAGCGTATAGAGGACAAGGAAAATGAAACTATCGAATATCATATTAGAATACGGTCAATACAAAGCTGAAGAAGATGCTTTAGAGAAAGAATTAGAATCTAAATTTGACACCGGTAGGCTAATAGTATCCTTGGGAGATTATAGCGACGGAAGACCGGATAACGATCCTTTAAAAGACTTAAGTTTTGGCTCAGTAACCTTTCTAGTGCATTCTGACTTTAAAGATGAAGAATGGAATAAAATTCTTGATCATTTAAAATCTTTAGGTTACGATATTCAATCCGATTCTAAATACTTTGATGAAGATCCCGGTGAACGTTATTACTACCCTAAAATAAAGTTCCACTTTAAAAAACCTTCTAATTAATCATGTATGAGACTTTCACACGTCATATTAGGAGAGATTCTTTACTACGATCCAGAATTTGAAAAAGAGGTAGATAAGATAGTAGACCTAGGAGGTAAACATTTAGGCTCCGGAGATTACGGTTCAGCATATTTACTTAATGGAAGAGTATATAAAGTAACCACAGACGAAATCGAGTTAGTACATGCTGAAATACTTAAAGGTAAAAAAACAAATAACTTTGCTAGAATATACGAAGTAGAAGTTATTAACCCTAAATTAGGAATTATACAGATGGAAGTATTAGGAGAATTTAAAGGTGAAATACCTGAAGATTGGGTTGAGAATGTCAATAGAGAAGCAGAACAGCACGGTATTGATCCTGATGAATTAGATATTAGACCTTCTAATATAATGGTAAATCAAAAAAATCACCTTAAATTAGTTGATATTTAGAATTATTTTTCGTATATTATAAGATAATAGTTACGGAACAACTGTATGGATTATACATTCTTACTAGGCTCTATTGAGAACTTACTAGGTAAATCTCATAAAAAAGCTAGAGAAAATCATGCCTTCCACTGTCCTTTCTGCAATCATAGAAAGCCTAAGTTGGAAATTAATATGGCAACCAACGAAGAAGGGCATAACCCTTGGGAATGTTGGGTATGTCAAACTAAAGGGCGAACAATACGCTCTCTTCTTAAGCAGTTAAAAACACCTAGAGATCAAGCTAATGAAATACTAAAGTATTTACCAAAAGGTTCTAAAATAGACTATAAGCAACTATCTATAGTAGAACTACCAAAAGAGTACCAACTACTTCACAGTGCTTCTAAAACATCAGTCGTTGCTAACTTGGTTAAAAATTACTTATATGAGAGAGGACTTTGCGACAATGATTTTATTAAATATAGTATTGGATACTGCACAAGTGGAGAGTATGGAGGACGAGTTATTATCCCAAGTTATTCTTCATCCAATCACCTCAACTATTTTGTTGGAAGAAGTTATGATGGCAACTACTATAAGTATAAAAACCCGGAAGCTTCCAAAGACGTAATCTTTTTTGAGAATTTAATTAATTGGGATGCACCTATTATACTATGTGAAGGTGCATTTGACGCAATGGCTATAAAAAGAAACGCTATTCCCATATTAGGTAAAAGCTTATCTAAATCACTTTGGAAAAAATTATTAACAGGAAAACTTACAGACATTTACATTGCATTAGATACTGATGCACAAACCCAAGCTTTAGAGATTGCTGAAAAACTTATAGCAGCAGGATTTAAAGTGTATTTAATCGAGCTAAACGGTAAAGACCCATCCGATATGGGTTTTAAAAAATTTACCGAGTTAGTACAGCATGCAACTGAATTAGACTTTTCTAAAATAATGTTGCAAAAATTAAACCTATGATAAAACAAGGAATGAATATTCTTGAACAGAATGAAAAAAAGAGGTTAGATTTTAACCCACAACTTAAACAAATAAATTTCTTAGATAGAAGAGTTTATAAGAGAGGCGAAGGAGTATACTACCCTTCCGTAACTACTATACTCCAGTATATGCCCAAGAATAAGTTTTTCGAGTCATGGCTCAAAGACGTTGGGCATAACGCCGATCTTATTATGCGAAGAGCAGGAAAACAAGGAACTCAAGTACATGAAGCTTGTGAAAAGCTTATATTAGGAGAGGAGATTTCTTGGATGGATGATTATGGAAATGCTAAATACTCTCAAATAGTATGGGAAATGATCTTAAAGTTTCATGACTTCTGGACAACATATAAACCTGAACTTATATCAGCAGAAGAATTCGTATGGTCAGATAAACATAAGTATGCAGGAACTGCAGATATAGTATGTAAGATTGACGGAGAGGTTTGGCTACTAGATATTAAAACTTCTAATTCTATTCATAAGTCTTATGATCTACAGTTAGCATCTTATGCTAAAGCGCTAGAAGAATCAAAAGGAGTAAAAATAGAAAGAACAGGTATCGTATGGTTGAAAGCTCATTCTAGAGGACCTTCTAAACAGAAAAATGTTATCCAAGGAAAAGGATGGAAAGTACTTCAAATAGATGAAATTGAAAAGAATTTTGAACTATTTAAAATGATATATAAATTATATAGTTTAG